CTAGGGCTCATGCGGGTTGTCGCGTGGGCTTTTTGGAGAGATCCCGTGGCTAAGCCTGAACCGCCCCAGCCGAAGCGTCCCAGGAAGCCGACGCTGGGTTACACCGTGGGGGACATCCCGTTCGAGCTGCTAGCCGTGGTGCGGGTCTCTTGGTACCGCAAGGGGCTCGCCTACGAGGTCGAGGAGTACAAGATCGAGGAGTCCGAGGACGCCCAGGCGCAGTTCCACTACGTAGTGGGCACGGCTCTCAAGCAAGGCGCCGACGTCTGCGTGCTAACTCAGTACCAGCCCGAGGAGCTTGGGGTGCCGGTGTGATTCCGCCCGTGGTGGTGTTCGGACTGACGTGGCTGCTGGGAATCCTGGTAGTCACCGTCTACCTGACCCAAATAACCTGAGCTGGTTCCCGCTCTGCTTTGGCATCGGGCTGCAAGAGCCCAAGCCTCTGTCCGGTCCCTGAGGCCGGTCACGCTTGGGCCATCCCACCCAGTCCGAGCCAATGGATAGGACGGCACCGCCGCTGCGGTGCGATGCAGGTTCGAGTCCTGCCTGGGTGCTCAAAGGGGTGGCCGGTAGTGGGTCCTCACGCGGTGTCCACCTTGGTTCCCGCAGCCGGCCTCTACGGGATCGCCTAGACGCCTCAAAAAGGTGTCTAAGCCGCCAGCGTAGCCAGCACCAGCCAACCCACGCGGTTGTAACGGAATGCGACAGCCCGGCCTTGCGGTTGGGCTGTTCGTGTGCAACACTAAGGGCACGCCCGGAGAGACGGGCGCTTCTATTACTGAATTACAAATGGACACGTTGCACACCAAAGTCGAAAACACAAAGCTCAGTCCGTGGTTCTTCGCGGTCAACTGGGGCATCCTTACGCTCCAGCAGAAGATTGCGGATATGGAGGCTGTGGGCCTCGACCCCATCTACGACATCAACCAGCTGGAGAAGCTGCAGGATCTGGAGCAGTTCTTGAAGATGAGCTGGGACCAGTGGTTGGATCGGATGGAGACCAGCAACCCTGCTCAGGAGGTCAAGTGAAGGTACTGGACATTGAGGAACTGCGATTTGAAGGCGACCACCTTGTTGTCGATGCCCTTGTTGATGACGCTGTTCTGGTCTATCCGCAGACGCAGCTCGACCCACCCGAGTGGGGGCCTGCCCTGTGCAGAGGCACCCTCTACTTTTCAGATGAAGACTTGATTCCAGCCACCGATGCAGGACTCCGGGCCATGCTCACCGAGCGCGTTGACGACTGGACTCCACTCGACACGTCTGATTGGGACGTCTGAAGCTCGTGACCTACGTAACCAAGACGACTACGACGATTGGTGCGTAGGGCTAGAGCCTATTCCGGGGGATACGCACTGGGTCAGGGTTCGCACTTTGACCCAGCTTTACCGCCACCTCATTTACGTCTTTGCTACCAGCGAGACCATCTCGTCTACTACACTGTCGAAGCTGGCCATCCACGAGATTCTCAAGTTGAGACTCACGGATCTCACCCGGTTGAGGCAGCAAGATCCAAACTTTTTTGCTTAAGAATTTCAATGACTGACGCAGCTTTCAATCTCCAGCAACTGGAGACTCGCCCGAACTGGTACGAGCACCTTTCTGATGTGGAGCGTGCGATGCGCCAAGCAGCAGATGAGTGGGCAGTCCGTCGAGACTATGGGTGGGAAGGAGATGACGGTGGGGAGTGGGGGCCGAATCCGCTTCAGCCTGGTGAAACAGTGCTGGAGTCGGATTGGTACGACACTTTGGGGCTACCGTTTCCCGAGGAGTTCCAGGCATGTGACTCCTACGTGTACGAGCTGATGGACACCATCGGTAAGTACAAGCACGACCCAGTGCTTATGGCGCATATGGTGGCTCTGCGGGCGGCGGAGTACCTCGGCAATGTCGGGTATGACGCCACCATTACGATCCGTTCCCAACTTCGCAATTCTTACGTCGTTCAACACACTGATGACTGAAAACGCAATGGTGCCGTTTTATCGTTCATACCTTTTGAACGGACGCACCGTCTACTTGGACAAGCTCTCAGAGTTGTCGGACTCTGAGTTGCACTTGCTGAACGTCGATACAAAAGCCGCGCTGCAGGAGGCGCGGCACGAGTACGAAGGGATTGAAAACAAGCAGTCTGAACAGGCTGGCCCGGCGTATCGCAGACTAAAAGTGGCTAGCTATTTCCAAGCCGCTATCAAACTCGAACTCGAAACTGACTGACAATGAAGCGCTTTTTACTTGCAGCAGCACTTGTGTTTAACGGGCCGGCACTGGCACATCACACAGGCAGGGAGGTCACAGCAACCGTTTACCACCCGGAATATCACGGGGAGGTGGCGTATTGCGGCAGTGTGTATCGGCACTGGGGTGTAAGTGCTGCGCACCCGTGGTTGCCGTGCGGCACCAAAGTGCGCGTCTCGCACCAGGGGCGAGCACTGCTGGTACCAATTACTGATCGGTGTGACTGCGGCAGCATTGATCTTTCTGCTGGTGCAGCACATCGTTTAGGTGTTCCACTCGATGGAACAGCGACTGTGCGGATTAGCTATTGACACAGACCCGCTCTTGCCTACTACACTGCACACGTTCCATCCTATGAACATGTACATCCTTTCTGAAGCTCAGTTTGATCAGGTCATCAAGGCTCTTGATGCTGCTCGCTTTGCTCTTGATACGTGCCAGCACGTTGAACTGGACCTGACCAACTCCAAGCAGACCATTCCCCTGCCCGCTGGAGAGTGCATTGTACGGACAAAATCCGTACAGAAGCCGGAGTCTCAGAGTAAGACTCGTAAGTCCAGCCGCAAGGGTAAGCGCGGGGTGTCGGTGTTGACTGACGTGAAGGTGCTGGAGATTAAGCGCCAGCTGGCCGCTGGTGGGAAGTCGGTGGGCAAGATCGCCAAGGAATTCGGAGTCCACCCCACCACGATCAACTGCATCAAGTGGAATAAGACTTGGAAGCATGTACAGCTCCAGCAGGAGATTGCTGAGGCTGCGGCGTGAGCATCTTGTGTGATATTGACATTCACACGCTGGCGCGGAGGGAGCTTGTCACTCCCTTTGATCCAGGCTTGGTGAATCCCGCGAGTCTTGATGTGAGACTCGGCGAGAACCTGTTGGTGGAGTTGTCGTCAACACCTAAGCTGATGCCCTTTTCCATTGCTGGGCATACGGAGGAAGAGCCGTTCATGCTCCAGCCGCATGAGTTCATCCTTGCGGAGACGGTTGAGGAGTTCCGGTTGCCGGACTGTATTGCTGGGCAGCTGGCGTTGAAGTCCAGTCGTGCCAGGGAGGGGGTTGAGCATCTCCTTGCTGGGTACATCGACCCGGGATACTGTGGGAGGCTAACGCTGGAACTGCAGAACGCGCGGATGATGCACCCGGTTGCGCTGTGGCCTGGGATGCGGATTGCGCAGATCGTGTTCCATCGGATGACGATGCTGCCGTCCAAGGACTACTCCCACACTGGGAGGTACCAAGGTGACACGTCTGTGCAGGGTTCCAAGGGATGAGCGACCCAGTGCACCACCCCCGGCATTACACCGCCGGGAAGTTTGAGGCGATTGATGTGCTGGAGGACTGGTCGCAACATGCGCCTGATCCGGTTGCTGGTGCGCTCCAGTGGCAGTGCCTCAAATACCTCAGCCGCATGTGGCTGAAAAAAGATTCCTTGGAGGATGCGCGGAAGTGCCACTGGTATCTCACGCGGTTGATCAATCGACTGGCGACTGAGGCTTACCGGGAGGGCTGATGTGCAAATGCACGATTTGAGGCACCAAACGTGCAAATGCCTCAAATGAGGCACTGGTGGCGAGTTGTCGCCAAGGCCTTGGGAGAGAAGGCGCACCAGCACGACCGGATTGCTGATCAGGTTGCACTGGTGCGCTTTTTTATCTTGGCGGCCTATATGACTACAAACATTTTCATTTGCGCGGGAGTTATCCGGCATTGGAACAACTGACTGCTACTGATTCATGGTTACTACTAAGCCTTTCAAACGCGGGGAGGAAAATTTCGCCGCGATTCTTACGCCAGAACTTGTACAGAAAATGCGCAGATTACAAGCAGAAGGGTGGTCTTACCGAAAACTCGCGGATGAGTTTGATGTTGATCCAAAGCACGCTTGGCGTATTTGTAAAAAGATCGCTTGGAGCTGGGTTGACTGATGCGGTGCGCTAACTGTGATCACGAGCGGATTGATGTGGAGCGCACTTGCCACGACACCGCTGAATCAATACTCCGCAAAAGGAAGTGTTCTAATTGCGGGTACTCTGTTTTTACTGTTGAGGTAGAGCTGCCGCAGGGAGCTGCAATGCACTCTCATAGGCATCTTCTTCGGCGTTTACCTGGATTTTTACGTGTTCATTTTTCGTGATGGCTATTTCGATCAACAGCAGGCCGTGCCAGCAGTGCGGCAAACAAACAACCAACTCAGTGATGTGTATGAAGTGCTATCGCTCCAGTGCTGCAGGGTTACTGGAGATTCGCATGGAGAGGATTCGGCAGAGTTACAAGCCCCAGGAGGATGGGGGGCCGTGTCGGTGCTGTGTGCATTGGGACAAGCGGTGTTTGCTGGGACTTCCCGAGGGTGGGACACTCGCGGCAGCCGACTTGTGCTCTGCACGGGAGCTTGACAGCCTGCTAGAGTAGTAGGGTACAAGTTGCCCTACCAGGCTTGGACTTCCTTCAAGGGATCGAGCACCTCCACACGCTCGACGATGCGACACTGATTGCGTTTGACTCGGAAACGACGCAGCTCCAGCCAAAGATGGGTGGGATGCGGTTATTGCAGTTGGGTACTCCAGGCAAGTTGCCTGTGGTGCTCGACTGCTTTTCGTTGGATGACAACGACTGGATTGAGGTCGAGGAGTTTTTCAGCGTGGAGCGCACATGGGTGGCGCACAATGCTGTTTTTGACCTTGGCTGGCTTCAGGAGCATGAAATTTATCCGGCGGGTAAGGTTTTGTGCACCATGCTGGCGAGTCGGATCCTCACCAATGGGATGCCCAACGTGAAGCACGGGCTCCAGCACTTGGTGAAGCGTTACTTGCACGAGGGTATTTCTAAGGAGGAGCAGAAAAGTGATTGGTCGGGCGATTTGACCGAGAGCCAGCTGCAGTATGCGGCGAAAGATGTGCTGGTGCTTTTGGACTTGTTTGATCAGATCCAGCAGCGGATGGCGACGGCGGCGCTGCATCCGGCTTGGTACTTGGAATGCAGTGCGTTGCCGGCTATGGCGCAATTATGGCGAACGGGCCTTCCCTTTAATAAGCAGGATCTTATTAAACTCATTGAGGATTTAGATATTGAACACCACGAAGTCGGAGAAAAGTTTATTGAGGACTTTGATGCTGCGTTGCCCGCAGGTCACAAACTGTGCCGGGGACTTGACGGGAAGCTGTTGTACCAGACAAAGCCCGCAGCAAAAGGTAAGAAGGCGGATCCAGATACGTTTAATCTCAACAGTCCGGCTCAGTTGCTAAGGAAATTTACAGCGTTGTTGGGCGAAGCGCCGATTGATGCGAAGAACGGCAAACCCAGCGCCAGTCGGATGGCGCTGCAGGAGTATGTGGGTGATCACAAGGTTGTTGCTGATTACTTGCGGTGGAAGAAAGTAGAAAAGAAGCGGCAAATGGCCGAGACTTTGTTGAAGAATTTGGCGAAGGATGGTTTTATTCGTGCCAGCTATATGCAAATGGGGGCTGATACCGGAAGGATGTCATGTATGAGCCCTAATCTTCAGCAGATTCCGCGTGACCAGCGGTTTAGAGCGTGTGTACAGGCGCCGGCTGGCTGGAAGTTTGTTGTAGCAGATTACGGGCAGATGGAGTTGAGGTTGGCGGCGGCGGAAGCTAAGGATTCTCTTATGACTCAGGTGTTCCAGCAGGGAAAGGACCTGCATACGATTACGGCGACGCAGATTTATGGGGTCGCTGAGGATGAAGTTACAAAGGAACAGCGCCAGATCAGCAAAAGCGCGAACTTCGGATTGCTATATGGGTCGGGTGCAAAAGGGCTTAGGAACTATGCAGCGTCGACCGGAATCCAGATGGATCTTGATGAGGCTGCGGAGGTGCGGGAAAAGTTCCACGCTGCATATAAAGGCATCTCCGCATGGCAGCGCAAAAATGCTCGCGATGCTGATGCGGCTAAGGACAATCCATCTATCCGCATACGCATCTCGGGCTTGCGG